GCTGCTATGCATTTTTGGATCTTTTTGAATGCCGCTGTATTCCTGCACTGCAGTTGCCTTGGCAGCTGCACGCGAGCATTTTTGCGGCGTCTTCGGCGCCTCTTCTTGACCTTTTGGCTAATTTGAGGACCTGGGCAAACATATGCACTGGTAAGTGAGGTAGACATCCTATAATCCTTGTTAATATTATCGTTAAAATCGTAATTCGTTAATGCTGTGTTCTTATAATTTTAAAACTGCGTAATAAGTGTATGTAAGTATTTGTCGTTAATTATTTTAGCAGTTGGAGTGGAATCACCCATGTGGAGCTTGGTAGATCGGATATGAATTTCAGTTGCCAACTGTATGTCGGGTGGTATATCAAATGCTCTCCAAAAGCTCAGCCGTGATTCATCAGTAGGTTCTCCAAGACGTGGATCCACATCTCTCGACATGTAATCCATCCCAGAGTTAAACTCCTGTCCCTCACGTTCTAAGGTTATATATTTCCTATAGAACTCACCATAGAGTGGTAGATCACCAGCGATAGACATTCCTGTCCACCCCAGATTCGAGCGTAGAAGTTCATAATGATTAGTGTCGCGTGGGCGTCGCAGGGTAAGCGTGTCCTTAGCAAAAGCAACTGCTGGTTGCCTTACCATTCTCCACTCGACCCCATCAAACACCGGCTGACATTGACAAAATTCTATTTTCTCGAATATTCTGGTATCTCCATCCCACTTCATGGTGAAGCCAAACTTGAGGAACTCATGTTGAAAACCCTTTCGAACGCATTCTACTAAGTCGTTCTCAACAATCAGCACCCCATCATCACCGTCATTAATATATTCATATTTCTTAATCCCAAGATTCGCCATCACAGTCCAGGTTATGGCGCACATGATTAAACAGTTACCACTAGCAGTATCCATATCGCCAGACATGGTACAGCCAGCAACACTGTATTCAAGCGCTCCATCATCAACTCGGCCAAAACACCTATTGACCTCACGCATTTTGTTGTAGCGTTTTAGTTGTGGAAAAGCTCTCTCTTGAATCATGTGCTTCCATCCTATGATGGCTCTGTTACAATGTTGATCAAATCGTGTGGCATCCAGCATTATTGCCACTGGTGAATCGAAACGCCTCCACTTGCGTTCCAACAACCTGCCACGTTCGAAACAATTCAATGACTTTGCAACAGTCACTCCTTTAAAGACCCCAGCAATCGCTCTGTACAAAGCCTTCTCCAAAGGCTTTAAGTACACACCAACTACCACATTAAATCTAGGACTCCTCGGTTGTATTACCCGAGGGCAAGCATTCGGCTTTTTCAGAAAATTGGTTTTCTCATCCTT